GATAACTTTCCAAACTTACCTTCTCCTGGTAGGACACCCATTATCTGTAGAAATTCTTGTCGCTCTCTTTTAGATATATTAACTAATCTACTATTTGTAATATCTGGTCCAGCTAAAGAGTTAGCTTGATTAGCTTTATATCTAACATTATGTATTGCTAATTCATTCTGTAGAGCCTCATCAAATAATCTATCTCCATCTATACTTTCTCTTTCTAAGATTGTTTTAAGTTGAGAACCTTTTATACCATATAAACCAAATTTAGAATTAGAGAAACCACGGAAACTATTATCTGAAAGTAATCCAATGACTTCATCAACTGATAATTCAGATAACTTTCTATTACCAAAACCTCTTCTTTCTAATGGACCTGGTTTAGATGGATCCAACCATATTCGGACATCATCAAAGTGTTGTATTTTATTAACATCATCTGTCTTTCTAGCTATCTTTAATACTTTGTTGATATCATTACTAGTGAGTGCTGTTAAAGTTCTTTGAGGTGTAGATTTATCTGTTAATTTATTTGAATTATTAATATTAGATTGTTGTTCCTTTGAGTCTACTGGATTACCGTCAAATCCTTCTTTATCATCTTTAGGATCAATTGCTTCTCTGGTTTCCATTAAAGAATGATATGTATGATTAGGAAATTCATTACTCATTACTATATATTCTAAAGGTGGTGCTGCTTTACCAGCTAAATAATCTTTCCTTTGTTGGATAACTTCAGGTGTTTCTATAAACCAAGGTTTATTATCTGTAATAGCATTAGGTGTGTTCTTAATATAATTTCTGGTAGACTGAATTCGTTTTAT